TGTCATCTTTTTTCCTCCAATTAAATAAGGCAGATAGATTATTATTCTCTACCTGCCTTGCTGTATTTTAATCATTATAAGGTTCATAAAGATTCCGAACTGTTGTCATACATTTCATCATCAACCCGAAATCATTAAGTCTATCAAGATCTTTGATGATCGTCGTGTCACCGCACACATTGATAAGAATGCACTTTGCGTTCTCACAGTAGTCTACGGTTACACGTTTGTCATTCGTGTACCTGTTCGCTTCGAACATTTCGTTCATTTTCTCAATCCATTCCTTCATTATGTATTCCTCCTTACTTTACTTGCATCAGCAGCTTGCCAAGTTCATTTGCGTTTACCACACTACAAACAGCAGTTGCCTTCGTGCTTTCAGTTCCATCTTTCCGTGAAAACTTCGTGACCATGTATACCTTATCAGGCATTTCTTTGCCATCAACAGTGTAATGTCCGATTTCCACTGTGTTTTTACCAATAGTTCCAATTTCTCTTGTCTTGCTGTAAATAAATTCTTTTGCCATGATTTAGTCCTCCAATTCAATTTCATTCCCATCATCATCTTCCAGCCAATATTTCAGACCGAGATAATCTGTATCCTGTAAATTTTTCACTAACATTTTCGCTTTCGGCAAGGAAACAGTTGGCTTTAATTTTCTGGCTTGTGTTTCTACACCATCACTTGCTACAACGTACACATTCCCTTGCCTCCTTCCATTACAGATTTTCTTGTTGCAAATAATCGACCGTCAAGACTCATATATACATCAACCATTGTATTTTCTGTTCTTACATACAAAACGGTCATATGCCGCAAAGTGTCCTTCTGTATATACAGTACGGGTTCATACCGATCAAAGATTTTTATCCAAATCACCATAAAATCGCTTTCCTTTCTGTGATTACTAACAGCCCGAATAAAATGAACGTTACCCCTAACGGCCAGGTATCGCTTGCATATCTAATAAGTAGATATCCAACAATCATAAGCATCACACAAAAGATTTTCTGTGCTATGTATTTACGGCGTTCTATTTCTCTTTTGCGCCTTGCTTTCTCTTTTTGAATTTCCATTTCGCGCTGCTGTTCGATGTGCTGACGGTACTTTTCATAGTCGGTAATGTCAACAATATTGTAATGATCCGGATCGAACACGGCGCAATGTGGGACTTTCATTTTTCTTCATTCCTTTCACTTTTTTATTCGACACAAGGTTATTCTCTTTAATCAGTCTTGCTTTTACTTCTCTGTTTAATCGTGTATTTACCTCAATTCTCTTATGAGTTACACGATTCATATAATGCAAATGTGATCCTGCGCCGTATTTACTGTTTACTTTCTCTTCTCTGAATCCATTAGGAAATAAATATTCCCTTTCAAAATCCAGAACTTCCTTTGGCTTTCGTCGTCTCGACATTATTCATCATCTCCTTTCAATAATCCGAAAAATTCTAATTCTGCATCATCCATAGCACATTCATTCATGAAATATTCGTACTGTTCTTCATCTGTCATATTACATTCTTCCAAA